AACGAGCCCGTAATGTAGCCGGCAGAGTCATAAATTCGTCCTCTGCGGCGATAACTTGGTTCAAGGCACTATGGTAGTCACCAATGTTAGTAAAATCGCCATAGCGAGGCGATATGGCCTTAGTTGGTAATTGACCAGTTATATTAAATTGACGAAGAATATTGTTAATATCCGTTTCGTCTTTGAAATGCTGCTGAGTCCGAGAAGCGTCCTCACAACGCAACCCGGACTCATTTGACGCAGCAAGTGTGTCGTAATTATAAGGATTACGAATAAATGGATTTTTCATATATACCTATCGATTAAAGTGAATGCCAAAAGCAGAAGCAGCAGTAGAACCTGCACGTTTAAAATCACGATACCAAAACGGATCTGATGATGGGGCTATTCCAGCCCGTTGATTGTATTCCATAGCAGAATTAAGCCTTGCAGAAGTATCTTTAAAGGCAATATCTGCTAACAATCTTTTGTTTTCAGTTTTAATGTTTGGATTAAGATCCAACTTATTGACAGTATCGGCTTGTATATTATCAGCCTCTGTATCAGTCTTTTGGATTTGAGATTGAATAAGTCTATTTTGCATGACGTTATTCATTGCCATAGCAGAAGTAGCTGCAGAATTTGCAGCATTACCTAAGACATTTTCAAGTTTAGGAGGAGATACAGTACTCGCCTGCGCACCAGATGTGGGCTTAGCTCCACCTTGTGAATATGCAAGCATAGGATTAAGACCAGCTGCTTTAAGATCTTCAACCGCAGTCTGGTATTGTGTTTTACGTTGTTCTTCCTGCCATACTCGATTTCTTTCGGCTTCAGCTGCGTTAAACGCATTACCTTGTTGCATTAATGCTTGATTAGCATTATTTGCATTAGTTTGGCCAATCGTGGAGCCAACAGCACCAAGAACTGGTGTTAGAAACTCCGCGGGTTTGGCCATGACATTGCTAACGCCTTCGCTAACAATGTCAAGTAAGCCATCAAATAGTCCCATGATTAGAAATGATCGATTAAGCCAGGTACAGAGTACATAGGCAATGGTCGTGCTTTCTTTACATCAAAGAAAGAATCAAAGATAAACTGTTTGCCGTTTGCTGCAGATCCAACAGCAACAACACGTTCAACAGGTGGAGTATCAGAGATAAAAGTATCATTTAATGTTGGTAATGATGTGAACTTCTGGGCAAGATGCCATGCATCAATAGTGCCAGATGCAGTAGATCTAAAGAGACCGGAAATTCTAGAAGGATAATATCTATATTCGGCCCAACGTTCTTGGTATCCGAATACGGCATCATCAGTTGCGTTTCCGGTAACATAAATTTCCTTATTAAGAACAGCTTGTTCACCCAGCATAGCAAAAGCTGGGAAGTAGAAGTCATAACGTGTTTCACGGCTCCACATACGTGATAAGCCTTGCTGATATGTTAAGTCAGCACGAATCGAAACAAGTCCAATGATAACCCCATGCTCAACAAATGATTGAGTGAAGCCATGGTTATGAGCAAGAGCAGTACCCATAGAAGCAAGTGTACCAAGAGGAGTATTGGTTCCACTAGCGGCTGAAGCCGATGTTTGAGCGATTGGATTAATGTTAATCGGTGTTGAACCGCCTCCAAGGTATTCAGGCCTTTGGAGTCGTGCATCAGGTGAAATGACACCGAAGTGAGATCTAATAATTTCTGTATAACGTGTTCCACCACGTGCGTCCCTTTCGAGTAATTTTTGAATTTGAAACGATTGGCGTAATTGGTTAATAGTTGCGGCAGTTGCTTCAGACAAATCAGCAAACATGCCATTTCCGGCAGGAGCTGCAGATGATCCCATACGCAAGTTTGCGTTAGCAGCATCCATTGATACTAATGTACCGGATGAATTTAAGATGCCAAGATCGTTAGTAGCACCAGCATTTGATTTAATTGGTGCTTGTGAGCCTAATGGTAATGTAACAGCATCACCTTTTTGTGGCCAAGGGAGTGCAGATGTAAAGTAATCTTTACGTTTGCCACGACGAAGTATTTCGTAATTAGCAGCGGCTGTAGTATCAGTTACATCGCCTTTATATACAAGAACAGAATCTTGTAAGTTTTCGTCTCGGAACCATTGGTTCCAGACTAAATTGTATGCCCTTGTGAAGAATGCACAATGGTCAATAGTTTTTGTTGGATCCATTTGTCCAACAGTAGGCAAGCCCATATAGTCTTGCAATGATCCGATGGCGTAACCGCCTTCGGGTGAAGTTTGTTGAGGAATAACGTAGTCGATTGAATCGTCTGGATTTTCCTGTTGACCCATAAATTTTTCCCAGTTATCCCAAACCAATCGATTAGGAATAAAGAAGAAGAATGAGTCCATGACCATGTTATCCATAATTGGATAAAGTGGTGTTGAAAGACGGGCAAATGCCGTCATTTTTAAGTTAAATGTGTCTCCGGGTAATACCTCGTCGACGTATACGGGAACTAGGTAACCAGCATCAAATGTGGTTTTATGAGCCGACTGACAGTCGAATTTAGAGCGGGGAATGTCCGCCTTTGGAATCATAGTGAACTGATGTACGTTTACTGATTTATTGCGGTGCATTTGCGCTCCTGTGTTGTTGCGGGAGAAAGATAAAGCCTTTCTCTCCGCTTTGGTTTTTTACTTGGTAATTTTTACCTGTTTCCCTAAGGATAATAGTTTTGGTTGTTCATGTAAAGTGAACAGACCAGTATTGTCATCAAAGCTACCGAATTCATATAAATCGAAATCGTCGCTATGATGGTATAGCTGATTATCATCAGCTTGTCGGTTTATCTCATCAGAGAAAGACCGAATGGCGACACCAACAGAAGGCACGAACATTGGTCGTGCGTATGCGTCCGCTGCGCGGTCTTTTACAGAACAGAGTACTAGAATCATGAGGATTTCCTTAAGTGAGGGTACGTTTTAATTTTCTTAATCTGGCTTTTACTACCTTTGCTTTTACTGCGAGTCGCTCGGGTGTATTGTCCAGATGTTTAAGTTTAGCAGTTTTTTCTCGTTCGTATTGTATTTCGTCAAACTCGTAAGGGTTTTCCTTATTATATTGTTTGTCGTAAAACTTTGGCGGTTTTACTTGTTTTTCGTTAAAGACGACGTAATCATGTGGATATACATCGCTTTGGTATTTTTTGAGCCATGACGTTCCGATTCCGGGCTTCAGGCTCATTTTTGCGTATTCCGGTTTTCTTTGGATTATCTCTCCGGTTTCGAAGTTGACGTCTTGATAATGGGCTTCGGCTTGTTTACCTTTTACTTTTTTAAGAACGTATCGAGTAACGTAGCCAATTGAGTCCCAGTTAGCGTCTCCAACGGAGGAATAACCAAATGGCCAGAGGGCTTCAAGCTCTTCGGATCTATATAGCATAGAACCAGCGGGAGTCCTTTTCCATAAAATCTTATCATTGAAATCGTAGCCGAAGATAATGGCGTGGAAGTGAGGTCGGCTGAAATCGTCGCCATATTCTCCAGCCATGTAGTAGCGTATTTTATGAGGTTGTAATCTCTTTCTAAGTCTTTTGAGGAACAATTGAAAGTGTTCATGGTGTAGCGATCCATCGCTTGGGAGATTGTCATCATTATATGTAAGAGTTATGAAAGAGTTTTTTTCATGCATTTGCGCTTCATGAGTGCAACGCATGGTCCATTGACGTGCATGTTCCATACGGCAGCTGTCGCATTGACCGCATGGTATTTGAATTTGACGATGACTTTCGTCCTCGTCAGGTTTGAATGACAAAACCCTAGAAGGTTTGTCATTAGCATGAAAAGTTTGATAACCGCTTAAATAAGCGGTTATAGGAGAAGTGCAGGGCATGTGAGGTGCCTAGAGGTTTTTAGAGCCTCCAGCCTCCACGTTGTGGGGCTGATCTCATATTTGGGGACTTCGTCCGCATAGAATGTTTACGAAAAGTCCTAGCGGACTTTTTTTTGCTTACGCCTTTACGATGCATATACATATTTTTTCTCCTTTAGTGGTTGTTTGGTGTCACCTAGCACAGTAATATCAAGTAGTATTACTGTGCGGCGGGCTCATCGCCCGCTTTTTCCGGAGTAATGTCAGGGACATTAGCAATCGGTTTATTGACGAGGCCAAGTTTGATGGCTTCGTCTTTGTTTTCAGGATTGTTCAAGAACTCAATAAGTTCTTGTGGGTCGTTATCGAAACGAGCCCGTAAAGTAGCCGGCAGAGTCATAAATTCATCCTCTGCGGCGATAACTTGGTTCAAGGCACTATGGTAGTCACCAATGTTAGTGAAATCGCCATAGCGAGGCGATATGGCCTTAGTTGGTAATTGACCAGTTATATTGAATTGACGAAGGATATTGTTGATATCCGTTTCGTCTTTAAAATGCTGCTGAGTCCGAGAAGCGTCCTCACAACGCAGCCCGGACTCATTTGACGCAGCAAGTGTGTCGTAATTATAAGGATTACGAATAAATGGGTTTTTCATATATACCTATCGATTAAAATGAACACCAAAAGCAGAAGCAGCAGTAGAACCTACACGTTTAATATCACGATACCAGAACGGATCTGCTGATGGGGCTATTCCAGCCCGTTGATTGTATTCCATAGCAGAATTAAGCCTTGCAGAAGTATCTTTAAAGGCAATATCTGCTAACAATCTTTTGTTTTCAGTTTTAATGTTTGGATTAAGATCCAACTTATTGACAGTGTCGGCTTGAATATTATCAGCCGTATATTTCATATTTTCGAGTTCTTGGGCAGAGCGCCGCAGCGCGAGGCCAGTATTGATAGCCGCATCAGTAGGATTGTCGGCTTTGAAGGTCTGCATGGCAGCCTGAGCGCCAGCAGGAGAGGATGCGCCACCTTTCTGATAAGCCAAGATTGGATTGAGACCAGCAGCACGCATATCACTCATCCCGCGTTGGTAAGCGGTATTGGACATGCGTTCTTGAAAGTCTCTATTCATTTGGGCTTGTTCAGCGTTGGCGCGATTTGTAGACTCAACGTTTTCACGGTTGGTCTGATTGGTAAAGACAGAGCCGAGGCCGCTAATAGCGGCACCGATAAGCATATCATCGACACCGAACATTGTAGCTCCAGAGGTAAGAGGAAGGGCTTGGCATTGGAAGGGGTTGGGAAGACCCAACCCCTTCGGGCTCGAGGAAAATGGAAAGTCTGCCGTATACTGAGACTGCGGGGGGGGATGCCGGACGCGGGGAGGGCCCCGCCCCCCTACTAGAAGACAGACCTCGCCTAGAAATGATCGATGAGGCCAGGTACGCCGTAGACAGGCATAGGCCGCGCGCAGCGGAGCTTAAAGAAGCCGTCGAAGAGACAGTGCGGCTCAGTAGGAACAGCGATCACACGAGCAACGGGAGGGTTTTCAACAATGAACGTTGCATTGAGAGCGGGGAGCGACGCGAAAGTTTGAGCAAGATGCCAAGTGTCAAGGGGAACAGCGGAATTAGATCGCATACGCCCGGTGATAATGGAGGGCTTGTAACGATATTCGGCATACCGCTCTTGATAACCGAATGCAGCAGTGTCGACGGGAGCATTGTAGGTAACAGGAGTGACATAGATTTCCTGATTGAGAACCGTCTGTTCACCAATATGAGACAGAGCGGGCCAGTAGAAATCAAAGCGAGTAGAACGGGACCACATACGATTGAGGCCCTGTTGATAGTTGAGATCGGCACGAACACAGACCATGCCGAGCAAGAGAGTATGTTCAGTAAACGACTTGGAGAACCCTACCTTTCCCGTTGAAAAGGTTCCCATTTCAGCGAGATTGCCCTGAGGTGTAGGTTGCGCAGTTGCCGCAGACGTCTGCGCGATCGGATTGACGTTAAGAGGCACAGAACCACCACCGAGATATTCAGGGCGGTTGAGACGAGCATCAGGAGAAGTAACACCGAAGTGGGCACGTATAAGCTCAGTGTATCGAGTACCGCCACGAGCGTCCCTTTCATAGATTTTTTGAATTTGGAAGGCTTGCCGTAGCTGATTGATCGTTGCAGCCGTAGCCGTAGTCAAGTCAGCATAGAGGTTGTCGGGATACAAATTAAGCCCGGCCGTTGCAAGGCCCGGCGTAGTATACATAGCAAGCTCGCCAGCGGTAGTCGCGAAACCGACAGGAACATTCGTAAGAACGGCACCACCTGCCGGAGTTGTCTTAAAGCGGACCGGATTTTGAGCCCCGGTCACAAGAGCAGTAGAATTTGTCCGCACAGTTGCGGACGTACCGAGAGGAAGAGTTACAGCCGGGCCTTTCTGAGGCCATGGAAGAGCAGAAGTGAAGTAATCATGCCGCTTACCACGCCTAAGGAGCGTGTAGAGATTGGGATTATCAGGACCGTCCGTTTTCGGGACGGTAACGGCATTCTGCATATTTTGGTCTCGAAACCACTCGTTATAGACGAGATTGTAGGCCCTGAGGTGGAGAGCTGCATGTGGCATAGAAGCGATTTTGGTCGGGAGACCCATGTAATCATAGACGGATTGCTCAGTGTATCCACCAGCAGGGGAAGTAATTGTGGGGACGAGAAACGACGTAGAGTCACCGGGATTTGGTTGTTCACCCATAAACCTCTGAAAGTTGTCCCACACGAGACGTATAGGAACAGCGAAGAAGAACACGTCCACGAACATATTATCCATGAACGGATGGAGCGGAGTGGCGAGGAGACCGAACATTGCCATATTGCAATGGAAGGTATCGCCGGGAAGAGCTTCATCCACATAGACCGGGACAAGGTAACCAGCGTCGAACGTAGTTTTGACGCCGTGAGAGCGATCGAACGAAGATCGCGGGATATCAGCCTCAGGAACCTGAGAGAATTGATGGGTCATAACAGACCTAGACATGCCAGAGTCCTTATTGTAAGAGAAGTCAGCGCGATATTGCGCCGACAGGAGGACTATAGATGGCATTGCGAGTCGATATCAATAAGGAGTATCTGGAAAAGGCCCTCGAATTGGCCGAGGGCAGCTCGACGAGGGCGAGCAACCAGAAGGGGATCAATCCATTGATCCGAGAGATACACCAGAAGGACGCGAGAGCGTTCAGGGATGCAAGAGCAAGCATCACAGAGACCAAATAAGAGAAAGGCCCCTTTTCAGGGGCCTTTTTTTAAGCTTTGTTCAGAAGATCGATACAGGCGAGAACCGGGTTTGGCAGTCCATTTTCTGGAAGAGAGACGACACCAGTAGTGTCGTCGAACTCGCCAAGATGGTAGAGAGCGAAATCTTTGATATTTTTATGGAACGTGTGGGTAGGATCGTTGACCGCCTCCATAAGAGAGCGGATCGCAGAAGCCTGCGTTGGAGCGAAGAACGGCTGTAGGAAGGCCTCGACGGCCGAGTCACGAACAGCATAGATACGAATAATCATATAGATCGCCCTTTTTGTGAGAGTTTAGCAATAGTGACAACCTCCTTAGCACGCATACGACGGGAGGAATTGTCAGTGCGGTCGATTTTACGCCGCCGGGCGAGTTTAAGCACAGCAAGACGAGACGCGCAAGTGTCATTTAGCGCAGCAAACTTGTTATCGTAGAAGCGCGGAACGCTTTGAGGAACGCCATTGACAATGATATTGTCATGCGTGAAGATTTCAGATTTGTATTTTTCGAGATAGGCAGTCCCGATACCGGGACGACGAGACATAACGAGGAATTCGGGCTCACGCCCGTAATAGTGGGCAGCAGCCTTAGGACCAGTGATTTTTTTTGTGACGTAGCGAGCTACATAAGCACAGGAGTCGAACGTGACAGAGCCGAGGGCATGGTGACCCATTGGCCACAGCATCGACAGTAGTTTGCTTTCAAAGAGAGTATATTCAGACCCAGATTTGACAGGTCTTTTATCAGCAAAGTCCGTATTGAGCAGGAGCAGATGGTAGTGGGGACGATTGGTTTTTTCACCGTA